TCAGGCCGCGGCGGCACCACCGCTCGCCGGCCTCTCGAGCGAGGCGCCGATCGTCGTCACCTCGACGGAGCCAGCGCCACCGACCGCAATCACGGCGAGGTTGGCGACCGTGATCCGCCCGTCCTCGACAAGGTTGACGATGATCTGGTCGCCGCTGCGCAGCATCTCGCGCGCCGCATCGAAATAGCCCCCACCGGCGACACCCGGCCGACGGGTCAGCGTCTCGAGCCTATCATCGGTGCGATAGTGCCAAAGGGTGAAGCCGTTGGCATAGGCCAGAACGCTGAGCTCGCGGGATCTGAACGCCATGCTGCCCTCCGCAGTGCCGGGTGAAACCGCTGCCGAATGTAACGCATGTTGCGTAAAATGGCAACGCGGAAGCACGTCCTTCGATCGGGTCGCCGGGCTCAGCCGGCTTCGCCGGACCCGGTGATCCGGTAGATCCGCTTCACGTCCCGGGCCGGCAGCCGGATCTCCTTCCGCGGGTTGAACTGGCGAAGGACGACGGTGGTGTCGCTGCGGCTCACGAACTGCTTGATCAGGCCCTGACCGTCGTTCAGCTCGACCGCCACGAAGCAGTTCCGGGTGATCGGACGGTTCGGGTTGACGTACAGAATCTCACCGGCGAAGTAGCGCGGCTCCATGCTGTCGCCATAGACATAGAGGGCGAATGCGTTGCTGACCCCGGCCAGATTGGCCGGGCGGAGAACGAACTCCTTGGCCTCGCCCTCATTGAAGTAAAACCCTTCCGATCCGCCCTTTACGGCCCCCATGACCGGCAGATCACGGACCGGACCGGCAAGGGGGACCGGCCCGCCGAGCCGGAACTCGCTGGGCGCGCCCGTGCCCGCTCCGCCCATCTGGGGCGGCGGCGCCAATCCGATCCCGGCGAGCTCGAGCACCGAAGCTGGGTCGACCCCTTCGGCCTTGAAGACCTCCGCCAGGGCGTAGGCCAGATCCGCCGGCAGGAACGGGCGTTTGTAGCGGTCCTCGTAGTGCTGGTATCGCGTCAGCGTCCAGCCGAGCGCGTCGGCGACCGCCCGCATGGACAGTCCCGAGCGTTCCCGCAGCGCCTTGAGCCGCCGGGCGGCTTCCGAGACCTCGGTCATGGCATCAATCAGGGTCCCTTCGGTTCATACGCAAAATACGGTTGACAGTTAAACGGAATAAGCATAATAGTCGCGTATGACCACGCGACAGTCAAGCCAGAACCCTCCGAGACTCGAGACGCCGCCGGCCTCCACTCTTCCCTTAAAGCCGCGGCCGGCCACCGGACAAACGCCGCGGCGGGTTCGGGCCTGCCTGTTCTGCGGCGTGTCATTCGCGAGCGCCGGCAGCCATGAGCGGATCTGCGGTTCCTGCAAGGAGCACGATGACTGGGCCTATGGCGCGGCCGTGACGAAAGGGCACACGGCGTGGTAGCAGGCCGGCATCGCGCCGCAGGTGGGGCGGAGGAACGACCGTGGGCCGCGTGATCGCCTTCCCGCCCTCGGAGACGCTGCGCCCGAAGCAGGCCGTTGCCGAGATCGGCAAGGTCGAGTGGGAGCAGGTGATTGCGTTGGGCGTGACGGCCGAAGGGAACTTCGAGGTCATCAACAGCGAGATGACCGCCGAGCGGGCGCTGTGGCTGCTGGAATGGGCGAAGCGCTGGGCCATGGGTCTTGAAGAGAACGAATCGTGATCATCGAGCCGGATCGGTAATCTGGAGAGGAGACGCAATGAAGGCATGGCGAAGCGGCCGGCGGGGGCGGCCAAGAAGCGAGAGGCCAAAGGTCGATCAGGGGACGCCCGAACTGCGCGCGCATCGGGCGGCGCTTGCGGGCGGTGCCGACCCGGCACTCACCGAACACCCGCTGGGCCTGATGCTGGCCCGCGGCCTCGTAACGCCGCAGCAGCACGAGGCGGGGTTCTACTACGCCTATCTCTACCGCCGCGCCGTCGGCCGGACCCAGATCGCCTGCGATCGAATCTACGCGCAGCTCGCGGCGGGTGCGGGCGGCGGGCGTGAGCTCGAGGAGGAGACCCTGGCCCGGATCGAGAGCCTGTTCCGCCTGGGCAAGAACCGGCTCCTGGCGGCGGGCCGGCGGGTCTGCGACGCGACCGAGAACCTCGTGGTGTTCGCGCGCCCGCCGCGGTTCCTCGACACGGCGTCGCGCCGGCCGCTCTCCGCTCGTCGGGCCGATGGCCATGAGCTGGAAGCGGTGAAGGCAGGGCTGGACGTTCTCGTGGCCTGCTATGGCCGCTCGTCCGGTCGGCTCGGCCGCATGGAGACGCACCGCGCGCCGAGCCTCGTGCAGAGCGGTCGCGATTTTTCTGTTGACAGAAATAGGAATAAAAGCCGATAATCGGCTTATTCTTTGATGGGGTCGTGCGCCGACAGCGCCGACCCCTTTTTTCGTTGACGGCCCGGTGTTCGGCCGAGCCCGAATCCGAAACGGAGCTCCATGGTCAAGCCGCCCCGTGAGCGCAATGGGACGACGGCGAGCGGCGCCGATCCGTCCGCCGGGCAAGCCGCTGGCAAGTCATCCGCGGTGTCGGTCTCGTCGAAGGCGGCGACGGCACGCCGCAGAAGGAACCCGGCGGTCCGAGCGCTGGCGCGCGAGCATGCGGCCGCGGCGGTGGCGGCACTGGCGGCGGTGATGAACGACCCGGCTGCAACGCCGGCGGCGCGGGTTTCGGCGGCGAGCGCGCTGCTCAACTGGGGCTATGGCAAGCCCGGACCGGGACCGGCGGATGGGGCGGCCACCGGCGGACGCGGCGTAACGGAACAGGTGATCCGATTGGTATGGGGCGGCGAAGCGAACTCCTGATCGAGCTACCCTACAAGCCGCGACCGCTGCAGGCAGGGCTGCACCGGAGCCTCAAGCGCTTCAACGTGCTGGTGGCGCACCGGCGGTTCGGCAAGACGGTCTTCTGTATCAACGAGCTGATCGCGAAGGCGGTCGCGAGTTCGCTTCCGGAGCCGCGCTACGCCTATATCGCGCCGTTCTATCGGCAGGCCAAGACGGTGGCCTGGGACTATCTGAAGCGGTTCACCGGGCCGATCCCTGGCACGCGCCACAACGAGAGCGAGCTGCGTTGCGACCTAGCAGGCGGCGCGCGCATCCGGTTGTTCGGCGCCGACGATCCGGACCGGCTGCGCGGCCTCTATCTCGACGGCGTCGTGCTCGACGAATTCGCCCAGATGAATCCGCGCGTCTGGTCGGAGGTGATCCGGCCGGCCCTCGCCGACCGGGAAGGGTGGGCGATCTTCATCGGCACGCCGATGGGGCGCAACGCGTTCTGGGAGATCTACGACCGGGCGACGCGCGACGAAAGCTGGTTCGCGGCGCAGTTCAGGGCCTCCGAGACCGGCGTGATCGGCGCGGCGGAGCTCGCGGCGGCGCGGGCGGTCATGTCGGAGGAGGAATACGCGCAGGAGTTCGAATGCAGCTTCGACGCGGCGGTGGCGGGCGCCTATTACGCGAAGTCGATCGCCGCCGCCGAGGCCGAAGGGCGCGTGACGCGCGTGCCGTGGGAGCCGGCGCTGCCGGTCCATACGGCCTGGGACCTCGGCGTCGGCGATTCCACCGCGATCTGGTTCTGCCAGCAGGCCGGCCGCGAGCTGCGGCTGATCGACTACCACGAGGCGTCGGGGGTGGGGCTCGACCATTACGCCAAGCTCCTGGGCGAGAAGCCTTATGCCTACGGCGACCATCTGCTGCCACATGACGTGCGGGTGACGGAGCTCGGGACCGGCAAGAGCCGGCTCGAGGTCCTGGCCGGGCTCGGCATCCGGGCGCGGGTGGTGGCGAACCTGCCGGTGGACGACGGCATTCAGGCGGTTCGCAACCTCTTGCCCCGCTGCTGGATCGATGCGGAACGCTGTGCGCGAGGGCTGGAAGCGCTGCGTCAATATCGGCGCGAATACGACGACCGATTGCGGGCGTTCAAGGCGCGGCCGCTGCACGACTGGACGAGCCACGCGGCGGACGCGCTGCGCTACCTCGCGGTGGGCCTGCGGCCGGTCGAAAGCGCGCCGGCACCGATCCGGTACGACAACCGGTGGATCGTGTGAGGGATGAAAGCCTTGAACCGTTCTCGATACCGTCAGAACGCCGCCTTGATCGAGGGAGCACTGCCCTTCGTTGCGGCAAGCGAACCGGTCCGGTTTCGTCCGCCGGGGATATGGACGACACCGCCCATTATCCCGGAAGCCGAAGCCACGGTGCCGCACCACCCAAATCCGTGGCGCACGCCGCCTTTAAATCCGGGCGCGGCATGGTCCGTGTCGCCCGTCGCGGCTCGCGGGCCGGTTTCGGGCGACCTTCCGGATCCGATCGAGAGCCTTGACCCGCCGGTGTGCAGCGGCAAGGCGTAGACCCCGACCTGGCGAAAGCCATCGTGTATGTCGAGAACGCGCAAGGACATTATTTCGGCGGAGCTTGGCTTGCTGAGCGGCTTGGGTTGGCCAGAAGCCTGTTTCCAATGAACATCAATCCAGTCTTTGGGCAGAACTGGCGGGGCCCGATGCCGATCTCAGCGATCCGAGGGACAACATTCGTGCCGGTGTGACTCTTCTGCGACGCATTCAGGATCGGCTTGAGCAACCTTCGGTTGCAAAATAACCTCAATATATAATTCTGGTGCCAAGGAGCAGGTGAGCGACTTTGGGGCCCGCGTGGCCACCGTTTACGCGGCAAAGGATTGGCAGCGGTAGTATCGGGGGACGTTGGGCGGATGCGCTTTCGAAGACTGCTTCTCAAGGGCTACATCGTGCTATCGCTGCTGCTCGGCCTTATGGCCGGAGCGGCGACGGCCTGTATGGCCTTGGATCACAATCCCCAGGGAGCGTATTGCGCCTATGTCCCGAAGGGCGAAAGCGGAAACTATGTCTCGCAAGGCGATGAATGCAACATCGTCTTCGGCAACCTGGCGCCGCTGGTCGTCTTTAACGCCATACTGGTTGCCGTCGTCTTCCTCTTGCCCGTCGCGTTCTATCTGGGAGTTGCCGCGCTGCTGGCATGGCTGCGGCGGCACTTAGCGGGCCGGGCGGCCGACGAATCCGATGTTCCCACCGGTTTGTCAGGGCGATGAGCGTAGCGGCTCCGCAGGGCCCGAAGCCGGGACGATCGTGGAAGCGGTGTCTGCCGGCGCGTGCCGGGCGGATTTATCTCATATTCGCCGGTGTCTTTTTGCCGCCATGGTTTGGGGTGGTCTCGCCACCTATGCGGCACTGGATCTCAACCCGCAGGGTGTGTTCTGCGACTACAGCCGTTTTGACGGTCGGGGCCTGTCGGCCTGGCTCGGCTTTGACTGTGACCTTCAATGGCGCAATCTCGGCACGTTCGTCTTGATTGCGGCGGGGATCGGTTCCGTTCCAATGATCGCTTATCTGGCCTTCCTGGCAGGGCGGACGGTCTGGCGGCTGTTTCGAGGGGCAGCCTCCGGCGAAAGCTGAGGGCAATTCGGTTTCGTAGCGCCACCCGGAGCGGCGGACGACGTCGACAGGGCCGAGATCGATCCCGTTGCGGCGATGCCGTGACCCGAGGTGAAGCCGGAAACCGGGCCGTTCCGTTCCTTCGCGCTCGCGGCGTCGGCGCATGTTTCCATCAGCATCGATAGGAAAGGACGATTCCATGAGCATCGCTCTGGAAAGACGGCTGCGGCTGCTCGAAGGCCGCGTGGCCGAGCTCGAGCGCCGGAGGGCGCCCGATGCGGCTCCGGACCCGGAAGCCGAAACCGCCGGTGCCGGCGGCCGGCCGACATCGACGGTCTCGCCGAAGCGGCGCTCCAACCCGAAGAAGGACAGGACCGGGCGATGACCAGGATGACGGAAACGGAACTCAAGGCGATCCTCTCCGCGGAGATCGACGGCGCGATCGGGCATCTCGGCGGCGAGCTGACCGAGCAGCGGCGCAAGGCGCTCTCCTACTATCTCGGCGAGCCGTTCGGGAACGAGATGGAGGGCCGCAGCCGCGTCGTATCGACCGACGTGGCGGACACGATCGAGTGGATCCTGCCCTCGCTGCTCAAGGTCTTCACTGCCGGCGACGAGGTGGTGCGCTTCGAGCCGACGGGGCCGGAGGACGAGGAGGCCGCGCGGCAGGCGACCGAATACGTCAACTGGATCTTCAGCCGGGACAATCCGGGATTCCTGATCCTCTACACCCTTTTCAAGGACGCGCTGCTGCAGAAGAACGGCATCGCCAAGGTCTGGTGGGAGGAAGGCGAGGACACGGCGCGGGAAAGCTACCGGCGCAAGACCTTCGAGGAGATGCAGATCGTCCTCGCGGATCCCGAGGTCGAGGTCATTGAGCACAGCGCCTATGAGGACATCGGGATCGTCGCCGGACCGGAGGGGCTGCCGGTCGAAGCCCCGGTCACCTATCACGACTTCGTGGTCAAGCGGCGGACGCGCTATGGTTGCGTCCGAATCATGCCGGTGCCGCCGGAGGAGTTCCTGATCTCGCCGCGGGCGCGGTCGATCGAGGAGGCGGCCTTCGTCGGCCACCGCGTGCGAAAGACGGTCTCCGAACTGCTCGCGATGGGGTACGACCCGGAGGTCATCGAACGGCTGGCGAGCGCCGACGAGGATGACCCGACCGGCGAACGGCAGACGCGCTTCGGCCCGGAGGAGGAGGCCGATTTCGGCGATGGCGGCGCGATCAATCGCGCCATGCGCGAGGTCTGGATCACGGAATGCTACGTCAAGGTCGACTGGGACGGGGACGGCATCGCCGAGCGCCGGAAGGTGACGGTCGGCGGCGCGGCGAACGAGATCCTCGACAACGAAGCCTGTGAGGGCGTGCCATTCGTCTCGGTCACGCCGATCATCATGCCGCACCGGTTTTTCGGCCTGTCGGTCGCCGAGCTGGTGATGGACCTGCAGCTCATCAAATCGACGATCCTGCGGCAGATCCTCGACAACCTTTATCTCAGCAACAACGGGCGGCACGTCATCAGCGAGCAGGTCAATCTCGACGACATGCTGACCAGCCGGCCGGGCGGGATCGTGCGTCTCAAGAACGGGGCGCTTCCGGGGCAAGGCCATGTGATGCCGCTCGACACGCCGCTGGTCGCGGCGCAGGCCTTCCCGATGCTCGAATACATCGACGGCGTCCGCGAGAACCGGACGGGGGTGACGAAGTACAATCAGGGGCTCGACGCGAACAGCCTGAACAAGACGGCGAGCGGCATCAATCAGATCATGACGGCGGCGCAGCAGCGCATCGAGCTGATCGCCCGCCTGTTCGCCGAGACGGGCGTGAAGGACCTGTTCCGCAAGATCCTGGAGCTCGTCGGCAAGCACCAGCACGGTCCCCGCATCGTCCGCCTGCGCAACCGCTGGGTGCCGATGGACCCGCGCCAGTGGAACACGGCCATGGACCTGACGATCAATGTCGGGCTGGGCACGGGCAACAAGGATCAGATGCTGGTCCATCTGCAGAATCTGCTCGGCATCCAGGCCCAGGCAATCCGGTTCCAGGGCGGCGTGGACGGGCCGCTGGTCACGCTCGAGAACGTCTACAACACGCTCGCCAAGATGGTGGAAAACGCGGGGCTCAAGTCGGTCGATCCCTACTTCACCGATCCGGCGCAGAGCGCGGCGGCCGTGCCGCCCGTTTCGCCCGCTGCTCCGCCCCAAGAGGCACCGCCGGACCCGTGGCTGCTCGCGCTGCGGCAGCGGGCGCAGCTCGATGAGGCGCGGCTGCGGTTGGAGCGCGAACGGCAACAGGCGGAGCTTGCCCTGGACCGGGCGAAGCTCGAAGCCGAGCTGGCGCTCAAGCGCGAGGAGCTGATGGCGGAGGTCGCGCTGAAGCGGGAGGAGATGGCGATGCGGGCGAAGATGGCGCGTGAGGGGGGAGGCGCGGCATGAACCTGGAGCGAGACTCGGCGCGCGGGGAGCAGGCCCGCCGCCTGTTGAGCGATCCGCTGTTGATCGAGGCCTTCGAAGCGGTCGAGGGGAATCTGCGGGCGGCCTGGATCGCGACCGGCGAGGGGCAGGATCGCGAGCGGGAGCGGCTGTGGCTGATGGTGAAGCTGCTCGGCCGGTTGAAGGCGCATCTGACCGGCGTTCTGGAAACCGGCAAGCTGGCCGACCGGCAACTGGCGGCGCTGGAAGAACGCCAGACCACACGGGGCGATTGAGTTCATCTGCCCCGGACGAGGCCAAAGTCTTCAGAGTGGCGAGTGCGCCGGCTCCGGCATTCGTCGCCACCCTTCTCAAAGGGATTCAGCGATGTCGTACTTCACGCGATACCGGCCGTCCGCCGGTCTCCTGGACAATCGGGAAGAGCGGTCGCGGGTGCGCGCCGATTGGCCGCACGCCGGGTTCGTGCCGGCGAGAGCGGGTCAGATCCCGGACCGGACGTCACGGTCCGGGAACGAGGACGATCTGATCCCGCCGGCGGTGCTGGCGCTCTACCGCGAGGCGCTCGACGCGGACGGGCTGGATTTTCTAACGCACGGTCCGCGCTCGCCCGAGGAGCGGCTGGCCTTCGCGCAGCGCGTACACCCGCAGGCGCACCGGACGGCGGAGCCGCTGCCCGAGGCGGACCAGCGCCGATTCCGCGAGCGCGGGGCGGTCGATGAAGGCAGCGCCTTTCTTGGCCCGGACGGCATCGTCTACCGGCGTGGCGAGGACAGCGGAGAGGGCTTGGCGGCGCGGATCCGGCGCGGGTTCGAGAATGCGGTGGGTGGATATGAGCGACCGAACCTGCAGCAGCTTTTCGCTGAAATAGATTGGCAGGTCGCCGAAGGTCCACAGGCGGTGGAGACCGGTGCGCAGCCGGCGGGCGCAGAAGCGAACGAGCCCTTCGTCTTCGACATCGGCCCGCCGACGAGCGAGATCGTGGATACCGATGCAATGCAACGGGGCTTGCGTTTCGACCCCTCTGGTCCCGGTCAACTGAGAACGGCGCTCGGTATGCCCCTAGATGCGCTCCGGGCGATGCGGCTGAGATACAGGGATGTCGAAGAGGCCGTGGAACGACACTTTCCGGATATCACGGTGGCGCATGACAATGACGCCGACGCCTTCCGCCACGCCCTTTGGAGCTTTCTCGTCACGCGCGAAATGGGAACGGAGGCGGCCAAGAGTTTTGGCGATGCCCACGAGCGCTACGACGAACGTCAGAAGCAAGGCTCACAACTCATGGATCTCTTCAACAACAACGTCGGACGGCGACTGGCCCTTGATCCGAGAAACAAGGATCGATCGGCGGAAGAGGTCATTCTGGAAGCGTTGCGGAACGGGCAATTGCAAACGCGGAGCTTCCGCTTGCCCGGGCCCTCGGCACCCGAGCCGCAATGGCCCGGAATCTTTCTCGGGGGGCCTTATATGAACCGTAACGGAATGTGAACGGAAAGCCTGGGCAAGCCGGCTTGACGGCACGGCTGCATTTGTCGTTGACGCCTGCTCGATCGAAAGGGTACTCTATCAATGGTTGTAAAAATATTGTACGGTGAGCCCTTGTGGTTGAGACTTAACCGTGCGGTTTTGATGGTGCTCTTGGCAGCAGGGCTCGCGGTTTCTGCGATGCCGGCCGTTGTAATCCTCACCGACTGCGAGACGAACCGAGTGTTGCTTCTGAACGGCGGCAAATTCGCGGCACGAATCACGCTGGGGATCGAGGATCGAATCCTGTGGACCGGGACGTTGGAGCCATGGACACCGTCGCGTCAGGGATTTGACATACCCGGGGGAGGCTTCATCGTTTCTATAGAGTTTCCGGAGAGCGATGTCGCGTACACGGAACACGTCGGTTACACCTCGCCGTTCGATGGCATTACGCATGTCATCTTTGTCGACGAACGCGGGGCAAGTACCGGATACTGGGAATTTCCGATGCTAGGCGAAGAACCGATCCTGCTTGAGTTTGTTCGAGTTGCCACACCCATTGCTCTTCAAGCATTGAGCTGTCTTGACAAACGTTTCATCGAAGGGCGGCCGCTCTAGGTCAGGCGTGCGGCAACAGCTTTCATTCAGCCAATTATGCCGATCCTACCGATGGCCGCGCAGCAGGACGCAGGGGCAAGACCGGTTGCCCCAAGAAAAGGCGGATTCAGCAGTTCATCCCTGGCGACCTCTACTGTTTGGGGTTTGTATCGGCCGGTGAACGTCGCATCTCGAAGCCAGGCTTCGTGGCGGTTTGTCTCTGGTCCCGGCACTGCCGTCCGGAGGATACCAGCTGCCGGAACGATCCTTTCAGGATCATCGACGAGCGCCGCCTGACGCGGAGGGTCGAGGGCTGCTGGCGGGCCATAGGGTGCGAGGAAGGCCACTCGACGACCCTGTCTAGCCGGTTGGCTTTCCGATACCCCCTCACGGAAGCCGGCGCTTCGCTCTGCCTAGCTTCGCGATCCTTCGCGGGCCGAACAAGCACGACTCGGACCCGCAGGACCGACCGCCGGATGGGGTGAAACGCGCCTTCATCCGCGGTCACTTGTTTCAACAAACCGAGGTTTATCCCATGACCGACGCAGCGACGCCGGAACCGGCAACTGCACCCGAATCGCCCGCGGACTCGTCGCGGGCGTTGGACCTGCCCGCCGCCGCTCGGAAAATCGAGCGCCTGCTCGATGCCGAAGAAACCGTGTTGGGGCCGACCGATCGGCGCCGGCGGCGCAGGCCCACGGCCTCTGAAACGGACGGGCCGACCGAGCGCAAGAACGAGGCGGGAGACGACACCGACCTCGCCGCCGAGGCGGAGTCGTCCGCCACAACCGAGCCCGAAGAAGAGGAGGGCGAACAGCCCCGCTACACCGTCAAGATCGACGGCGAAGAGCAGGAGGTCACGCTCGCCGAGCTTCTCAAGGGCTACCAGCGCGGCGCCGACTACACGCGCAAGACCATGCGCCTGGGCGAGGAGCGGCGCGAACTCCGGCAGGCGCGGGAGCGCGCAGAGCAGGAGATCGCCTCCGCCCAGGCCGAACGGCAGCGCTACGCGCATGAGCTCGACGTCTTCATCCCCTATCTCCGCCAGCAGATGCAGGCGCAGTTCGCCGGCATCGACTGGGCGCGGCTCGCCGCCGAGGACCCGGTCCGGTTCAATCAGCTCAAGCCGATCCACGACACGCTGGCGGTGCAGCTCGGCCAGGCCGAGGCGGCGCAGATGGCCCTGCGCGAGCAGGAGCGGCAAAGGCTGATCGAGCTGCAACGGGCCGATCAGCGTCACCTGGCCGAGGAACGCCGGGCGCTCGCCGAGCGGCTTCCCGAGTTCGCCGACCCGGTGAAGGGGCCGCGCGAGAAGGCGGCGCTGCGGGCCTATCTGCTCGAGACGGGCTATCGCGACGAGGAGCTGGCCCGCCTCGTCGACCACCGAGACGTCATCCTGGCCCGCAAGGCCATGCTCTACGACCGGATGATGGCGTCGAAGGACAAGGTCGCGCAGCGGGTGGCCGCGTTGCCCCGGGTGCAGACACCGGGCGCGGCAGCGGGGTGGGGCGATCGGGCTGCGACGCGGCGTGCCGCCTTGATGAAACGCCTCAAGAGCACGGGACGGACCGAGGACGCCGCCCGGCTCATCGAGGACATGCTTTAGGAGAAGGAGCGCAATGGCACAACCGACGAACACCTTCGACAGCTACGACGCCATCGGCGGTCGCGAGGATCTGAGCGAGGTGATCTACAATCTCAGCCCGACCCAGACTCCATTCCTCGCCATGGCCCAGAAGCTGAAGGCGAAGAACACCTATCACGAGTGGCAGACCGACAGCCTCGCCAGCCCGGACACGGACAACGCCGTGATCGAAGGCGACGACGCCACGCTGGATGAGGCAACCCCTACCGCCCGCGTCGGCAACTACACGCAGATCTCCGACAAGACCGTGGTGGTCTCGGGCACGCAGGAGGCCACCGACAAGGCCGGGCGCAAGTCGGAGCTCAGTTACCAGATCGCCAAGAAGGCGAAGGAGCTGAAGCGCGACATGGAGGCGATCCTGACGGGCAACCAGGCCTCGGCCGCGGGATCGTCCAGCGTTGCGCGCAAGACGGGTTCGGTGGAGGCATGGCTGACCACCAACGTCAGCCGCGGCACCGGCGGCTTGAGCGGTGGCTTCGCCGCCGGGATCGTTTCGGCCGCGACCGACGGCACGGAGCGGGCCTATACGGAGGACCTCCTGAAGGACGTCATCCAGTCCTGCTGGAGCAATGGCGGCGACCCGTCGGTCATCATCGTCGGGCCGAAGAACAAGGCGGTCGGCTCCGGCTTCTCCGGCATCGCGACCCAGTACCGCGAAAACACCGGCACGAAGCAGGCGACGATCATCGCCGGGGCGGATGTCTACGTCTCCGATTTCGGCGAGCATCGGATCGTTGCGAGCCGCTTCAGCCGCGACCGCTCGGCCCTGGTGCTTGACCCGGAGTACTGGGGCGTGGCCTATCTGCGGCCCTTCCGACAGCACACGCTGTCGAAGACGGGTGACAGCGAAAAGCGGCAGCTCCTCGCCGAGTACACCCTCGTGGCGAAGCAGGAGGCGTCCTCGGGCGTGGTCGCCGATCTGACAACGCCGTAAGCGGGAAAGCAAATTGTCGGAAGGGGCGGCTCGCAGGAGCCGCCCCTTTCCTTATTGGGAAGGCTCCCCTCCATGATCATGCTGCCTCTCCGTCATCCTCGATCTTTCGTTCGCAATTTTCCGCTTGACAGCTATAGGATTATTTGCCTATAATCCGAATATTCTTTGATGGGGTCGTGTGCCGGTGGCCACGGCCCTTTTTCTTTCGGCCGGATGTGGACGAGGCGGCTTTCGGCCGGCCGACATTCCCGGAGACCATCGATGCGCAAACGGATTCTCGGGTTCGATCCGGCAACGGGGCTGCTCGAGTACCACAGCTATGATCCGGCGACGGACCGGACAATCATCGAGAGCGTGCAGGACGTGGCGCCGATCCTGGAACGAAACAAGGCGCTGCAGAACGCCGACGACCAGGGATGGTCGCCGTCCCGGGAGATGCGCCGGGCGGCCGCAATTCCCGACATCATCATCCTGAAATGGCGCAGCGAGGAGGGGATAGACGTGTTCGATCGGAACCACTGGCCGGCGGTCAAGCGGAAGCTGAACAGCAGCGAGTACCGCTATCTGCGGACCGCGCCGGGACGGCTTTAGGGAGATGTGGTCATGGCTCTCGCCACCTATACCGATCTGCAGGGCGCCATCGCGAACTGGCTCGCCCGGCCGGGAGACGCGACCCTGACGCCGTTCATCCCCGACTTCATCTCGCTCGCCGAGACGCGGATTCATCGTGACCTCCGGCTGCGCGCGATGGAGACGCGGGCGACCGCGACCTTGAGCGGCCCCCGTGTGGCACTGCCGCCAGGTTTCCTGGAGATGCGCAGCTTCCGGTTGAACACCAATCCCGTGACGACGCTGTCCTATGTGACGCCCCAGCAGCTCGACGCCAGCTGGGCCGGATCAAGCACCGGGCGTCCGGCCGTGTACACGGTCATCGGCCAGGAGATTCAGGTCGGCCCCGCACCGGACGCCGACTACGAGGCCGAGATGGCCTACTACAAAAAGTTCGATCCGCTCTCAGCGGGTCAGCCGACGAACTGGCTGCTCGCCAATGCACCGGACGTGTATCTCTACGCCAGCCTCCTCGAAGCCACGACGTTTCTGATGAATGACGAGCGCCTGCCGCTTTGGAGCGCCGCCTATGAGAACGCCGTGCGCGCGGCCAGGGCCGCAGAGGACCGCGCCAAGTGGGGCGGCTCGGCACTTCAGGTCCGCGCCGCCTCGCCCGGTCTGTAGAGCGAATCTCGCCCGGGAGCCGGCGCCGTCAATCCGGCGGCATAGCCGCCGCCTTGTACCGACCGATCCGAAGGAGACCCGTGCATGGCCATTGTCCAGGCGCTTTGCACCAGCTTCAAGCGCGAACTGTTGCAGGGCATCCATGATTTCAGCCAATCCGGCGGTGACGATTTCAAGATCGCGCTCTACACCTCGGCGGCGACGCTGGGGCCCGCCACAGCGACCTATACGACTGTCGGCGAGGTCAGCGGGGCCGGGTACGCGGCGGGCGGCAAGTCACTGGCACGGCTGGGCCCGAGCAGCGATGGCACAACCGCGCTGATCGACTTCGCCGACCTGTCTTGGACCGATGCCAGTTTCACTGCGCGGGGCGCTTTGATCTACAACGCGACCGAAGGCAATCGGGCGGTGGCCGTGCTCGACTTTGGCGTGGACAAGACGGTTTCGAGCGGAACGTTCACAATCCAGTTTCCAGCAGCAGACGCGGCCAACGCGATCATCAGGATTGCGTGACGGTTAATCGAAGAACAGCCCGACGTAATGGGAGCAGACGATAACGGCAAAAACCGCCACGAGAACGGCCCCGATGACGAGCGCGACAACTTCCTGCATTCACTGGTCTCCGTCCTGCGTCGACAAATATAGCGCAAATCTACGGCGTATGGATAACGCCCGGGCCAATAAAGGATAACGAACAGGCGACGAGATGCCCAAGCCTATCACCCCGGTCAACGTCACGCCGGCGCTCACCGGCTGGCAGGACGTAGACATTACCGCCCATGTCGGGGCGGATTCGGGCAACGTCCGCGGCGCGATCCTGCACATCGCCAACCAGACCGGGGCGGCGCGGGCGTTCGGAGTGCGGCCGAAGGGTGCGACGACAACGCGCACCCGCAACATGGCGAATGGCTGGCAGGCCTACCAGGTCGTGCTGGTCGATGAGGACGGCATTTTTCAAGTCAACTGCGGGAGCACGTCGCTCGAGGTTTATCTGATCGGCTATCTGCTGGCCGATGAGTACAACGGCCTCGTGAACGAGGTCGAGGTCACGCCGACCGAGGACGGCACCTATCGGACGGTGGACATCAGCACTCACGTCGGCAGCGACACGCCGATCGGGGCGGTGCTGGCGCTCGACAACGGCTGCAACACGACGCACCCGGAGATCTGTATCCGGGCCGTCGGATCGACGGATGACTATTACTGGCGGGCCTTCGGGCAGACCAACACGCTGGCGATCGTCAAGCTCGACGCGAACAAGCAGTTTGAGGCGCGGGTCGGCGGAAGCTGCGTTAATCTGTTCCTGCTCGGCTGGATCACCGCCAACGCCAACTTCGTCACGAATCTGACGCTGCACGCGCCGTCGCAGGCCGGGCAATTCGAGACCATCGACCTGAGTTCCGAGGTCGACGCCGATGCGGTCGGGGTGTGGTGGTTCCGCGATCCCGGCGACACCTTCCCGGCGGACGAGCAGACGGTCAAGGAAGCAGGGTCATCCTACGACGACGAGTTTTACTTCGGCATCGCCGCGCCGGCCTGGGGCTTCACAAAGCTGTCGGCGCTCAAGGAGATCGAGTATCGGTCCGCCGAC